GCAACAATGTTGCAAAAGAAATGGGACACCAATGTTATCGTCGAAAACAAGCCCGGCGCCAGTGGTGCTATTTCCATGGAAGCATTTGTTAACGAGCCTGCAAATGGGCTGACAATTTATGTAGCATCAGTAGAACACATAACGTCGTATCCGTTGCTCTACAACGATCGCTACACTAAACAAATGGAGTCTGTGGCTCCGTTTTTTAGAATGGATATGATGCTAGTTGGTAGTCCAAAAATTGCTACGTTTGATGAATTTCGTACAGTAATTAAAGATAAGCCCATGTTTGGATCATGGGGGCTTGGTTCTATTATGCATCTTGCAGGGCTAGAACTAGGTACCCGATTATCAACCCAAGACCCAACTCATATATTATACAAAGACTTTGGTGCTTTGTTTATTGATGTAGCAAACAAAGAAGTTCCGTATGCATGGGCCGCAACAGCAACCGTTGCTGAATTAGAGCGTGCGGGTAAAGTTAAATTCTTTGCAGTTAGCACAGCAACACGCAATCCAAACTATCCAAGTGTTCCTAGTATCAAAGAATTAACAAATTTAGAACTTGGTAATCCAAATGGATGGGTGGCATTATTTGTTCATAAAAATACTCCCCCGGAAATTAAAAAACAAATTACCAATGATCTATTAGAAGTTATCCGAACTGAAGAAATGCGTGACCGCATTCGAGCAAGGGGTTACATTCCGTATTCACCACAGACTACTAATGCCGAATATCAAGCCGAATTAAAGAAAGAGTCAGTTCGTGTTCAAAAAATTATTCAAAAATATAACATCACAGTCAAATAAGTTGACTATCTACTTACGTTCATCTACAATAGACTAATGTTTAAAATTAAAACGCTAACGGTTAAAAACTTTATGAGTGTAGGTAATGCTACACAGGCAGTAGACTTTGATCGCAGAGATCTTACGCTGGTACTAGGCGAGAACTTAGACTTAGGCGGAGACGATAGTGGTGCAAGAAACGGTACAGGTAAAACCACTATCATTAACGCTTTAAGTTATGCTATGTACGGCAATGCGTTAACTAACATTAAAAAAGACAATCTTATTAATAAGACTAACGCAAAAGGGCTATTGGTTACCATTGACTTTGAAAAAGATGGTATTGACTATAGGATTGAACGTGGCCGAAAGCCCGGTATCATGAAGTTCTGGGTAGCAGGCAGTGAAAAAGAAATCACCGACGATGCCCAAGGGGACAGTCGCGAAACACAAGCAGAGATAGAACGTATGCTGGGAATGAGTCACGACATGTTCAAACACGTTGTAGCTCTTAATACTTACACTGAACCGTTTTTAGCATTAAAGGCCAATGATCAACGAACTATCATTGAGCAACTATTAGGCATTACTATGCTTAGTGAAAAAGCCGATAAGTTAAAAGAACTTAACAAGGCCACCAAGGATGCAATTACGCAAGAGGAATATAGAATTAAAGCTGTTGGTGATGCAAACAAGCGCATCGAAGAACAGATTGATAATTTGAAACGCAGACAAACTCTGTGGAAAACAAAACACACAGAAGATGTTGCTCGATTTCAAACGGCATTTGACGAACTTAATGCATTGGACATTGAAGCAGAGTTACTTGCACACAAACTACTAAGTGACTACAACCAACAAGTTAAGGATATTAACGACTTAACTAAAGCACTCAAACGTGCAGAATTGGATCAGGATCGTGAGCGTAAGACTTGTATTAAGTTAGAGCATGAAGTTTCTGCTCTAAACGAACACAAATGCCATGCATGTGGGCGAGAGTTGCACGATGCCAATCACGAAAAACAATTAGTCGAAAAGCTAAAAGAATTAGAAACTGTTAGTACAGATATAGTGGTGTTTGAGTTACAAATTAATGAACTTAAAACTGCGTTAACAGAATTAGGGTTGCCGGGTGTGCCACCTAAGGTTTATTATGACAGAGAAAGCGATGCATTTGAGCATCGCAGTAGTATGAGTAGTGTATTAACACAGCTAACTGCTAAAGAACAAGAAGCAGATCCATACGCAGAACAAATTGCAGAAATGCAAACGCAGGGCGTAGAAGAAATTAAGTTTGATGTAATGAACGACCTTACTAATATCAAGGAGCATCAAGAGTTCTTGTTAAAACTATTAACAAACAAAGATAGTTTTATCCGCAAACGAATTATTGATCAAAATTTAAGTTACTTAAACGCTCGGTTGGGGCAATACTTAGACCGAATCGGTCTGCCACATACTATTAAGTTTAACAACGATCTAAGCGTGAGTATCACTGAGCTAGGCAGAGACTTAGACTTTGATAACCTGTCGCGTGGCGAGAGGAACAGACTTATTTTAAGCCTGAGCTGGGCATTCCGTGATGTGTGGGAAAGTTTATACCAACCTATTAACTTGTTGTTTATTGACGAATTGATAGATAGCGGCATGGATAGTAGCGGCGTTGAAAATTCGTTGGCCATTCTTAAGAAAATGAGTCGAGATGCAAATAAGAGTATTTGGTTAGTGTCTCACAAAGATGAACTTGCAGGTCGTGTTAACAATACACTTCATGTAGTAAAAGAAAATGGATTTACAAGTTACAACACCGATATCAACATCGTTTAATCTCGACATTGTACAAGTAGAGATTAGCAGTAAATGTGTGCTCAAATGCCCACGGTGTCCGAGAACGGAGTTGTTATTGCCTTTCCTTAATCAAGAAATTGATTTAGATTTATTTGTAAAAACTTTTACTCCCGAAGTATTAGATCAAATTAAGTATTTGCTATTTTGCGGCCACCACGGTGACAGCATTTATGCCAATGATTTTTTGCATATAATTGAATACGTTAAGGCTCACAGTAAAACAAACATTAGAATTATTACCAATGGTAGCTACAAGAAAGCATACTTCTGGGAAGAGCTTGGATGTCTACTAAATGAAGACGACGGAGTTACTTTTAGCGTCGATGGATGGGATAATGAGTCCAATAACTTGTACAGGGTTAACAGCGACTTTGACAGCATAATAGATGGTATGCGTATACTACGTGAACACAGTCGATGCTATATAAATTGGAGTACAATCTATTTTAAGTTCAACGAAGATCGTATTCATGAAATAGCAAACAAGGCCAGAGCTATGGGTTGCGATACCTTTCAACCTGTGCGTAGTAGTAAGTTTGATTATCGATATCTTGTTAATGGTGCGGACCCGTTAAAGCCTGTTAATCCTGCGTATATAGAAAGTAGCGCACACTATCATGGACAAGTGGTATTTGGACGTAACGATCCTTTTACCTATGATTTAGAAAAAGGCAAGCATGCTTGGGCAAAATGTCTTAATGGTAACAGAGAAATTAATGTTACGGTAGAGGGACATGTGTACCCATGCGGATGGTTTAATACTGGATATCAAAAGAATTTATTTGTTAAAAAATACCAAGATAGAATCAGTATACATACTAGAAGTTTAAAAGAGATCTTAGAAGATCCATGTTGGGACGAGCTAATCGGAACATTCAGTTCGGGCCCGTTGCCAGTGTGTAGAGTAAAGTGTAGAGAATGTTAATAGATAAATCGTTTTGTACTGTGCCGTGGTTTGAGGTACATATCAATGCTGATGGTAGTTATCACACCTGCGGCATGCAAAGAAACTGGATCAGTGACACCGAGCTAGCCAATGTTTATAATATACAAACTATGTCTATCCCCGAGTGGATGTCACATAGTTACATGGTCAACGACCGTACCAATAAATTAAACGGTGTCAAAGATCCGCATTGTGGGTCGTGTTATGCCGCCGAGGGCGGCGGGGGTAGTAGTAAGAGAATTAGAGAGAATTTAAAAAGTAACATTCACGACACGAAATTTGACCTTACTTTTAAACATAGTCGCGACAATACGCAGTTATCAACTCCGGCTATTGCCAATTTAAATCTGCGAAGCTTTCACTTTAGTCTAGGTAATGAGTGCAATTTGTACTGTAGGACCTGTGAACCGAGCTATAGTAGTAAAATTGCGTTTATGGAAAAACATAATCCTGTTCGATTAAATTGGACTGATAATGTTGATGCGTGGCAACACCTAATGGATACTATGATTTCTAGTACCAATCTACAGTTTGTACACGTGATTGGCGGGGAGCCATTTCTAAATTATAGATTTGAAGAACTCATTGACGGTCTAATTGCCGCAGGAAAAACAGATATCTACTTTGGCTTTAGCACCAATGGCACCATTTATAAAGAATCAATTTTTAAAAAGCTACAAGAATTTAGACATGTCGATGTTGGCATTAGTTTAGAGTCTACTACTAAATTAAACAATTACATACGTGCCGGGTCTGTTACAGAAACTGTGATCCAAAACATTAAAAAGATTCAGCAGTTTCAAGGACCAGGGTATTACGTAACATTACGTACTGTTATTAGTGCATTGAGTGTTCATACCTATGCAGATACATTAAACTGGGCATTAGAAAACAATCTCGGAATATTAAGTAATACCTTAGAATACCCGCCCGAATTTCAAGTTCAAAATTTACCAAGGGGTGTTAAACAAAGATTACTTGATAACGTAGATTGGGAGTTTTCAGACAGTACAGGAATTGTTACCAATGGTCGCGAACCCGAATTACAAAAGTTGCACGCCGACAACGAAATGCGTAACGTAATAAATTTACTTAGACAATCTGGAGATAATAAGTTAACTAAAAAAATGTACGATCGTTTAGAAAAATGGAATTGGTTTGAAGATGTAGATATAGCAAATTATTTTTTTACTACCAGCAACAGATAACTACTTAATGACATGGATGTATCAAAATAACGTTATCAATGAATTGCCAGAAAATTGTGTAGGTTTTGTATACCTTATTACTAATACCTTAACAGGTAGAAAATATGTAGGTAAAAAACTAGCCAAGTTTGCCAAGACTACTACAAAGACAGTCAAACTTAAAAATGGTACTAAAAAGAAAAAGAAAATTCGCAGTAAAATTGACAGTGATTGGCGAGAATACTATGGGTCAAGCACAGAGTTAACCTTAGACATTGAGAAATCAGGCAAAGAACATTTTACTCGTGAGATATTACATTATTGTAAATCAAAAGCAGAGTGCAGCTACATCGAAGCTAGAGAACAATTTGATAGAAAAGTATTAGAGTCAACAGATTATTACAACGGGCAGATCTCTGTTCGTGTACACGGTTCGCATATCATTAATAAAATTTAAATGGCAGAAACAATAGTAATTGCATCAGTGCCGTACGTGGATGTTAATCGTCCGATGGCAGCTCCGGCGGTGTTAAAAGCCGCATTGGCCAAACACGGGATTGCAAGTATTACCATTGATTTAAACGCCGAAGTGGTTTCCAAGGTGTCAGGGCACTACCACAAAGATAAAATTGTTAAATTTTTCTATAAACAAAAAGTTGATGATCTCATTGTTGAGGATGTTGGGCGCATAATTGAGCATTGCACCGATCGTATTCTAGCACACAATCCTAGTATAATAGGACTTAGTTTGTTCTGCTACCAATGTCAGATTTTTACAGCATGGTTATGTGCATCAATTAGACATAAGAATCCCAACTGTCGTATTGTAATCGGTGGCCCGGGTGTTAAAACAAACGTAACGGATATTTCATACAGGGATAAGATGATTGAGTTAGGGCTAATCGACGATTACATCACCGGTGACGGGGAAGAATCGTTTGTTGAATATGTCAAAGGTAACCTAGGTTACCCGGGCATCAACTCTGACACATGGATTCCTGTAACCGATTTAGATAACTTACCTGCCCCCGACTATTCAGACTACAATTGGTTTTGGTACAAAGAACCTAGTATTCCTATCATGGACAGTAAAGGCTGTGTGCGTGATTGTGAATTTTGCGATGTTGTTGCTTTTTGGAAAAAGTATCAATACATGACTGCCGAGAAAATATTTGAGCAAATGATGCATCAATATAAAAAGCATGACATATTGCACTTTGACTTTAGAAGTAGTATATCCAATGGTAATCTCAAAGAGTTTAAAAAATTATTAGCATTGATGTCTGCATATAACCAAGGCAAATATCGCAGTGAACAAATAAGCTGGGAAGGTTCTTTTATTGTTCGTCAAGCAAGTCAACACCCCGAACTAGTATGGCAACAAATACAAGACACCAATGGTCGTGTGTTTATGGGGGTAGAAAGTGTTGTGCCCAATGTCAGACATGCACTAGGCAAATCCTTTAGCAATGAGGATGTAGATTATCATCTTGAGATGGGACAAAAGTACGGGATTACACAAACATTGTTGTTAATTGTGGGATATCCAACAGAAACTTTAGAAGATTATGAATTTACCAAGCAATGGTTTAGGGATAGAAAGCAATATGCAAACAACAGCGTCATTGAAGTCTTTTTGTCACCACTGGAAATTCTGCCCGGCACAAAAATAGAACACAGCGGCAAGAATATGACGCTGACTCCGATAAAAACCAAGGAGGATAGAGTACACTGGGTTAATCAACAGTTAAACATTACTCCCGAACAAAGACAAGAATATTTTCAAGAACTTAAAACAATATGCACCAAAGAGTGCGGATTCAACGTTGTATGTCCATTTTAACTGATTTAGAATTAGTACTAGATTTTGGACATTGTAACGGCACAATGGATGTCATTGTTGAGTCTAGACAGTCCATTATTAAAGAAATTAAAAATTACACCGCAGAGACCATCTCAATAAACACAAAAATAGAACTACCAAACACAATTACATTACAGCTTTCAAATAAAAATTATGGCACTGACACTAAATTAAATTCACTAAACGAGATCATACACAATAAATATGTGCAACTAAAACAATTAAAATTTGGTGGCATCATTTGGGATTCGGAAAAGCTGTTCCATTTGTGTGCGTATAACACTGATCAAGACACAAACACAATTAACACCACGTTCTGGGACAAAAACGGCACTATTACTATAGATTTTTTTGATAAACACTTTATACAATTTCACTTACATTATAACAATCTCTTTAAACTCTATACCTAAGTAATAACAATCAGACGGTTTACAGCTCACGCAGGCTAATATCATGCGTACACGAAAACTGGACCTCGGGTCACAGGGACGTAAATCTTTCGCCGTCGAAAGTGCTTAACCACTATCCTTTACAGGACGAGGATCGCTAATCGCCGCGGTTTGGTTATTTGAATAAGAATTAAAAGGCTAAAAAGAGTAGATAAATTCTACAGGTTATACAGCATGTTAGCGTATGTGTGTATAATTGCCGTTGTTGTAAAGACAGCACTCGAGGTACCGGACAACCGCCTCTGTAATGTGCTAACGCTAAGTGACTGAGTTGACTCAGATGAAATTTCTTTGCCCTGTGTGGGCAAAGTGTGACCAAACAATCTAGATGAAACTATCATCGCTTCGCTCTTGTAACAGTTGTAAAAGAAACAGATTGATGAACGAAGTGAAATCAATAGATGTACAACGTACATCTCGAAACTCTAAGAAAACCATATACTTTAATTGAGTTCTTGATAGTATATGATTCTCTTGCTCTCATAGAGTATTACTTGTTTTTCCAAATGCTATACAAAACCCATACAGCGATCAAACCAACAAGCCCTTGACTACCTAGTGCGGCAACGATAGAACTAACGTTACTGATAACACTTACTGTAGGTGCAAAAGGGATAGCCACGCCTTTGAATAAGACCTCTAGAATAATCAGCAAAGCAATAACGCTTACGCCAGTTTCTGCTAGAGCCGCAGCCCACTTCTTTATAGTTGCAAGAATTTCCATCTTGTTTTCTCCTTTAAAAACCGTTATTGCTAACGGTAAAATATTTAGGCCGTAGGTGAGAAACTATGTAACATAGTTTAATTCTACCTAGTCTGGGGATACTTACAGCACCATTAGAAAAACGGAAGCCCTGATTCTTTGGTTGTTTCGATATTGCTCTTGATCAGCTTGCTGATTAATTCGCGTTCTGACTGACTGAGATACATGGCTTCTTCATAGGTTAAGCCACCACGCATAAACCAACACATCTTTAACGCTTCTTCCTTAATGGCCCGAGACTCCTTATCGTAGGATTCAATCATCTCTACGATAGCGTCATTGTCTAATGTCAGGAGCCGGCTGCGAAAAAATTTGCGTAATCAAACTCTAAGGGAACATCATAGGTTTTCTGGCATTTACTGCAGGACACCTTCTGTGGTTTAATGGCGTACTCGTTGGCCATTTTAGCTAGATGCGATTGTACTTGTCGCACAACATTGCCGTCGGTGTTTGAATAGAATTCGGAAATATGTTCTGTATTAGTGACCAATGTACCATCTGACAGTTCAATTGATTCTGTGCTTTGTGTCACAGTGGAAATACCCAATTCAACCAGCTTGTCCATGCTGGTTACAATCTGAGTTGTACGAGCTTCTGCACTCAGTGCCGAATTGCCCAGTGCATCAACTAAACGTTGTTCTTCAAAGGCAATCACATTGCGTTTGTTAACTTCAAAAAATTCTTGCGGACGTACTTTGATTTTCAAATCGTGTGCTTCGATCTTCTGTGTGTAATCTGGGCAACCTAGACTGTCTAACACACCTGTTAGGTTGATGTCGTGTGCATTTTCTTCACTGCAATGTGGGCATTTGGTATCTATGTTCATTGCAGCTCCATAGCTAGCAATGCGTATACCAATTAGCACAGCATCAACATCAACGCTGGGCATTTTCCACGCATCTTTGATGCTGGGACAGCAACTTTCAATGATGGTAACTACACTGGTTCCATTCATCAACGCATCCGGTGTGCGGATGGTAACTTCGTCTTTGGCAGTCATTGGGTACACAGGGATTTCACCAGTTACAGGTAACTCCACTGCACCTTCAGCCCAATATTGCCCGTTAGATGGCAATTTCATGTAAATGGCAGGTTGTCTAAAATATTTAGACAGCGGGTTTTGTTTTGTATTTTCCATGTTTTTTAGATCCAATAAATATAATTGAGGTACAGTATATTTATGTACTACTAAAATCAGGTTAAAAAATGGCAGATATTATTACACTAGATGAAAAATCAATTGCGGCGCTTGCTGCTGCACTTTCGGGCGGTGGAGGAAATGGTAAAGCTCTGAAATTTTTTGATGTTGATAATTTAGAATCCTTTAGTAAACAGATGAGAAAGTTTACCGAAGACTTGAAAAAGACTGCCCCGGCACAACAGACATTTAGAGAATTCTTATCTGGCACTAAAAAAGATCTTGTTGACGTATCTCATGAATTACAGGAACTTGAAACTGCAATTAAGAAAGCGATTGCAGCTGAACATGCAGCCACAGACGCAACAGAGAAGTTTACAGCATCTGCACAAGCTTCTGCACTACAAAATGATAGAAACGATTTAGCCAAAGCCGCGGCAACTAAGAATGTGAAAACAGCCTTTGCAAACTTGGCTGTTGGTTTGGGCGAAGTTGCGGGTACAATGCTGACTGGCGCCATGCAATTTGCACGTGGCCTACAATCAGGGCAAGATCCTTTAGAGTTATTTGGTAATACCATTGTTAAAACCACTGAAGCTGCAGGGCAATTTGCCAAAGCCATTGGCGACTTTATGACTGCGGCATCGGGTATTGCTGCTGTTGCATCAATATTTGTTCCTTGGTTGCGCCCTCTACGAATGGTCATAGGCGGCCTGGGATTGCTGGGTGTTGGCATATCAGAAACAGCAGGTGCATTAACAAAAGCCGCAGTAGAGATACAAAAGTTCTTCATTGACGAATTGGTAAAAACACGCAAGGGATTTGAAGCCGCAACTAGTGCAGGCGCAAGTTTTGCTGGAGGCATGGGCGAACTTAGAAATGCCGCACGTGATGCTGGTTTAGATGTAGGGCAGTTTGGACAGTTTATCAAAGACAATCAAGCTAGTTTATCAATGATGGGCATCGGTACTTCTGCAGCATCAAAGAGATTGATTGGTGTCAGCAAAGCATTGCAAGATTCGGGATTAGATCAACAGCTTCGTAATCTAGGATACAACACACAGCAACAGTTAGATCTAATTGCATTCACTGGTAGCCAAATTGGATCAGCTAGATTGCTGACCACAGGCAACAAAGAACTGGCCGCCACTACTTTAGAATACGGCAAGAATCTAAGAGTTATTGCAGACTTCACTGGAGAAGATGCTAAAAAGCGGTTAGACAAAGCCCGAGAGCAATCAATGGAAGCTGACGTTATGCTCAAAGCCATGACACTTGGCGGCAAAGGCGGAGTTGATAGACTCACTGAAATTTTAGCTACAATGCCAGATGTGTTGAAAAAAGGTTTTCTTGAAAAGTTATCGGGCAATACAATTACCGATCCAGTAACCGCGCTAATGATGAATTTTAATCCAAAGATAGCCGGTGCATTTGATCAGCTAATTGGCATAATAGGTGACACTAGCAAGTCTGGAAAAGATGCAAGAGATTTACAGATGCAGTTGTCGGCGGGCATAGCAAAATACCAAACTGAAAACCTAGAAGGTGTTGGACAACTTGCTAGAAATGCAAGATTAAGTGGAGATGCAACGCAACAAGGTGTTGCAGACTTTGCCAATCAATTAATACAATTTAATCGTAGATTAGAGGCTCCGAAAGCAGCAGAAAATATAGCAAAAAATGTTGAAGCTGCGGCAAAATCAACAGATGCGTTACAAGCAACCGTTAATCAAATTGACAAAAATGCACAAACTCTACGTACTGCATTGGGTGAAAAATTGACCCCAGCAATTTTAAAGTTTGCCGAAGAACAAGTTCGTGCATTTAATTTAATAAAAGCAACCAACGACGCCTTGGGCAAGTATGGATTAAGTATTGGGTCTAATCCAAATCCACCACCAGCACCAACTGGTGTTAGTATGTCAGCGGTTGGTAAATCTGCGTTAGCGGGCGCAGGCTACGGCGGAACTGCTGGAGCAATTGCCGGTAGTGTAATACCGGGAGTAGGAACCGGATTTGGCGCAGGCGCAGGCGCAATCGCCGGCGGCATTGTTGGTGCAGGAAAATCATTGTACGATCAACTGTTTGGCGCCGGGGCACAAGCTCAAGCTGTAGGGACGACCACTGATTATTCTGGATTAAGACTAGGCGGAGCATATCCCGGTGAAGCAACTGCAGGAGGGCCAGCACAACAACAAATTGTTGATGCGGCAAGAAAAATTTCTGCTCAATACCCTGGTACTATTGTTAATGCTTTAAACGATGCAATGCATGTCAGGGAAAGACCTGGTAGTAAACATACAATAGGTAAAGCAGCAGACTTAGCAATACCTGGGTTAAACAAGAATATGCTTGACCAGATTAACTCATTAGTTTCGGGTATGGCCAAGGGAGAAATACACAAAAATTCCAGTGGCACCGGTGAACACCTACACTTAGAAATGCTTAAGAATGGTGGTGTTACAAATGGGCCAAGTATTGCTGGAGAAGCAGGCCCGGAAGCAGTTATACCATTACCAGATGGTCGCAGTATACCGGTATCCATGGACAACAGCGCACTAATTGATAAAATTTCGGAAATGATTGCGGTAATGAAAGATCATAGAGATATTTCGGAAAAGACTATGTGGGCTTCTGCCTAATGCGGTAAATATACTAATATAAAGAGAACAAACATGGCCGGTTGGAAAAAATATTTTAAAACCAATAATTTACCTAGTAACATTAGTCCCTTGGGCGGTGGCCGTTTGCCAGACCCTGGGTTCCGTAACTATCAAAGTCAGCTTCCAGAAGTTTACACAGGACAGCCCAATCGTGTTGAGCGTTACAATCAATACGAACAAATGGACATGGATTCGGAGGTCAATGCCGCATTGGATATTCTTGCTGAATTCTGCACACAAAAGAACTCAGAAAATCACACAGCGTTTACTATCAAGTTCAAAGAATCTCCCAGCGATAACGAAGTACGTATTATCAAAGAGCAATTACAGCAATGGGTTGCCTTAAACGAATTTAACAAGCGTATGTTTAAGATTGTTCGCAACGTATTAAAGTACGGCGATCAAGTATTTGTTAGAGATCCGGAAAACTTTAAGCTATACTGGACAGAAATGTCTAAAATAACAAAAGTTATTGTCAACGAAAGTGAAGGTAAAAAGCCCGAGCAATATCTTATCAAAGATTTAAATCCTAACTTTCAAAACCTAACAGTTACCGCAGTGGCTACCACAGACACTTATATGAATCACCCACAATCAGGTGGTCCCAGTGGTGCTTATACTCAGCCACAAAGCCCATTTGGTGGCGGTAGTCGCTTTAGTCATGCACAAAATGAAGCAGTTATCAACGCAGAACATGTTGTACACATCAGTTTAACTGAAGGTTTGGATGTATATTGGCCATTTGGTAACTCAGTATTAGAAAACATTTTTAAAGTCTTTAAGCAAAAAGAGCTGTTGGAAGATAGTATCATTATCTATCGGGTACAACGTGCTCCGGAACGTAGAATCTTTAAGATTGACGTGGGCAACATGCCCAGTCACTTGGCCATGGCGTTTGTTGAACGTG